AGAAATCGTCATTCTCTCCACTGCGGTCGTTGACCCTGATGGACATGTGGAAAAACCAAGTTTGGTTGGAAGACTTGTTGTCGTCGGTGCGCTTTCAGCAGTTGCTACGATTTTCGCTCCGCTTGCAAACCCATCCCCCTTATCAAGTCTCATCTCGATAGCAACATTGTCGCCTACTGAAACGACTCCAGGTGATCCAATGACTCCGCTTCTTGACTTTGCGAAATTTATGCTTGCTGTAGCTCCTGTTGCAGACCACGCCGCTGCATCAAATGGATAACTTCCGCTTGTTAGTGACTGAAGTTTTGTTGTCGCATTGTTTACCAATACGGAAGTTGCGTTTCCGCAAATGATAGTTCCGTCTGCATTGATAACAAAAGGAGTATTGTCGGTGTTCTTGTCCTCAACAACCAACACGTTTCCTGCTGCGGGATCGTTTTGTGTGATACGCAGGGCTGGGCTTGCTGATGTTGCCTCAATTACTGTTGGACCAGAGAACGTGCTTGTCCCGTCGGATGCGATTCGGAGTCGCTCCACTGGCGTTGCTGATCCAGCGGGAGTTGTTGCAAGCACGATTTTCCCAGGCATACTGTTAGCAGCAGGTGCCGTTGAGTCAATCGATGCCTCAATGTAAGCCGATTCAACTTGAGCCGTGCCGTCGTTCCCTGTGAATCTCAATTTCCCGATTGATTCGTTTGCCAACAACACTCCGGTTGTTGTTTTCTTTTTTGCAAACTCGACATTTATCGGTGTTGAATTTGTGGTTTCTCGGATGAATGCAATTGGTGCTGCGCCGCCTAGAATTTGAACCTTCGACGTCCCGCTAAGTGGAGTCAGTGATGTATTTACTGCTGTCGAACCAGCAATCACGTTTCCATCTGTATCGATTACAAACGGAGTTGAATCTGGGTTTGCAATGTCCTCCACAAGCAACGAGTTGCCTGCCCCTTGATTGGTGATGCGAACTGCTGGTGCTGTCGATGAGGTGTTTTGGATGTCTACCGTCAAGCCAACTCCCGCTCCTGTTGAGGTTTGAATGGCTGCGAGAGAAGCCCCTGTTCCTCCTCCGGTTTGCTGGGCTGTTAAAATGGCAGCAGATGCGCTTGCTGCAATTGTCTGTGACGCTGTGAATGTGTTGTTTAGGCTTTTAAGTGCCGCATTTACCATCCTTGAATCATCGCCTGCCGCTACAGTTCCTGCTGTTGTTCCAACGCTCAACACTGCTGCTCCGCCAAGTCCGGCAATCTGCGAGGTGGAGATGCTGCTAATGGAAATCGTGCGGTTTGCAGATAGGTCTCCTCCGCCTGTCAATCCAGTTCCAACCGACAATGTGCGAGTTGTTGGGACACCGCTGAGTGCCGCCAAGGCTGCGCTTGCATTGATGGCTCCAGTTCCACCCTGGCTCAACCCTAAAGGCGATGTTGATGTGAGCGCGGCTTGTACTCCAAGATTGGTCCTTGCGGCTGCATTGTTGTCAGACCTCAGAAGAGTGTCGATGTCTGGTTTTACTGTGTAATCTGGCATATTCTTTACGGTTGCAGGTAGCGTGATGAGCCGTCAGGCTGAAAGTAATCATTCCCGTCTGGCTGCAAATATGTAAATGCGCTTGGAGGCGGGGCGGATGTTGCTGTCTTTTTGAACATGAACGTCTGTGAGTTGGACGTTACTTGCACTCTAGCGGACAGCTTGTTCTGCGTCAATGCTGTATTAGCATTGCGCTTGCGTATGAATTTTGTAAGCACCTTGGCCATGTTGTTATTGTTTCCAGACCTTGGCCTTGATAACTGCGGATGGCAGCGTGATGATGTTTCCTGTTGTGTTTTTCAGTAAAACAGTCACCGTGTTCGCTGCGGTTACGCTTGCTGTGATCTGGAGCACTCCAATGCTCACTGAGCTTGAACCTAAAGCAAAGTCTCCAAGTGCCGCTCCTGTCACTGTTACAGGAATAACTGTCTGGTCGTTTGCTCCAACTGGATATGTTGTCGCCGCCACGCTTCCTGTGAGCGTTGTAGCTGCTGTATAGTCGGCTTGGATTTTCTGGCTTACGATTGAAGCTGCAATTGTTTTCGTCGTTGAGCTTTGGTTTAGGACAAAGATGTCCGTATTCCCAAGAGTTGTTGCTGCTGGCAGTACTGATATTTTTGTGTCGGCCATGTCAGTAAGTGTATTGCATGTTCATCCTCTGCACTTGTCCTTCTTGGCGAAGAACCTTGTCGATTGCGTCTTGCGTTCCCTTCTCTGCAAGCTGCTCCGCTGCCATGGCCAATTCAAACTGCCCTTCAGATTTCAGCCAGTCTGCGTGCATGGCATTGATGAGGAAGTCCTTGAATAGGTCTGGGATTGGGATGATTTTGTAGCTGCCTGGGAGCGTAAATGGGCTTTGACCTGCATTTAATAGGGAAACTGGAGAATAAAAGTCCCCCTTCATCTTCCGGTCGTTCGCTGGATTCAGATGGTTGTCTTCTGGGGGATGGTAGCGGTAGTAAAAGAACTGCGCTCCAGCCAAGTACGATGTCGTGTTGCTGTATACATCTCCCCACACCACTGGGTTCTCGATGCTGTACTCGATGCAGATCTGGTCTGCTGTGCGTGTGATGATGTATTTCTGCTCTGAAGCCTCGACGTATCCAGAGGAGATGCCGCTGTCCTCTTGAATCCATGCAACCTCTTGTGTCTTGGTGGTTGTCCTAGGGTCACGGTTGTAGACGCCTTGCACGGTGTCTGCGTTTGCTGGCAGCTTCGTCCTGTAGATTGGGGTCACCTCCGCTCCGTCTTCGCCGTTCTTTGTTAACACGCAGGAGCCGATGTAGTTGTTGAACGGATACGCTTGGAATCTTGGATATGTGACGTAAACCGTTTCGAATCCAGCAGATGTTCCATTAAGGCTTGGCGCAGTACACTGCACGAAAGTTGTTTCAACGCCAGTGGGATCGGTGAAATCTCCAACGAACGAGATGGTTGCTGTTGCGGATATAGCGGATGATGTTGGAGCCATTGACAACACTCCTTGCGGAAGCTGAATGGTGATTGTTCCGCCATTGCTATACGGATATGTGTCGAAATTGGTTTCCTCGTAATACTCTGAGGATTTATCTTTGCAAAAATACAAGCTCAGATAGCCGCCGATAGGTGTGTAATCGATGCGATACAACTGCATCCCAGGATATCTGGTGACATATTGCACGAAGTCAGGCCACCGCTCTTTGTTCCAGATTTCAGCGATACGCTTGGAGAAGAAATCCCTAAAGGTGTTGAAGGTTTTCTTGCTCAGGCTCGTCCTGTCAATCCCTGCAAGCTGCAAGGTGGCATTTAGAATATCGCTATATGGAACAGTTTTCATCAGCTTCCGTAGCCTACCTGCAATTTCGTGCCTTTACTATTCACTTTGCATTCTGGATTGTCACGCAGAAACTCTCTTAGGAACTCCTGATCTTTCCAACAATCGTATCCAAGTTTCTGTCCCCAGAAGTGATATGCCACTCCAGGTATGCGGGCAGTGAGTTCCCCCAGACCATCGACACTTTTGTGGTCTTGCTTGTTGAGCTTTGCAACTTCATTAGCTGCCTTCTTCGCGTCGATTCGTGACTGCTGCCACTTTTCGTCCATCATGGACTTGGCTCTGTCATGGAACTCTTCTGGGATGTATATCATATGAAAATGTAGTCCCCGTCTCTCCGAGGTGTCACACCACTCTTTCGACCGGATTCTCCAGTCCACGCATCCCGAAATCAGGATGGCAGGTGTCGCGTGTTAGCGTCTCTGTCTCTCCAGAGTGTCACGCCACTTTTAGAGCAACCGTAGTCGCTTCTACGCAGGTGTCGCGGAAGCGGTTATTAAGCCGCAGTGTAGGTGAACTTGCCGAAGCCCAATGGGTTTCCAACAACAAGTCCAGCAACCGCTTCGACGAGGCGAGCAGGGCCGCCGCCATTGTCTGGCAGTGCCGTCACTTGAGCGACGTTGCCGCCATAGCGAATCTCGACGAGATCCATGTCGAGCACAATCCCGTATGCCGACCTGTTTGTCAGGGTCGTCGTGTTGACAGGAGGAGTTCCTGACCTTACGGTGCCGAGGAACGTCGTTGGGTGCAAGCGCACCGTGCCGAAGTCGCCCTGGAACACGTCCACCGATTGAATGAACGTATCCGCAGCAGCATCACGCTGGAAGGTCTGCACCTTCGTTGCGCCAGCAACAAGATTAGTTGCGGTTCCGCCGCCACTTGGAACACCATTGTATGCAGTGGTCGTGAGAGCGGTGGTCCCAAGCAATGCAGTGAATGCACGCTTGAGGTCCGTCCCAACGATTGCGTCGAAGGACTTGTACTTGCCCGTCTGGTCGTAGATGGACTTGAGCACGCCTTGCACTGTTGCGTCCGTCAATGCCGAAGCATTTGCTCCAGAAACAATTGAAGCGTCTGGAGTAACAAACGATGGGGTGGTGGTTCCAGACCCAATGTTCAGCCCAGTCCCAATGTTGTCTCCGCCAATCCATGCTTGGATGCCAGCAGTGAGGTACGGGGTTGATCCGCCTTGGTCCTGTTGACCATATTGGTCAGACGTGAACGTGGCTTCCATCGAACGCTTGATGGCGATGATTGCTTTCGCAATATTGTCGCTCAACTCGTCGCGGATGCCAGCAACGTCTGCAATGTCCTGCGTGAGCTTAGACACACGAACGGTTTGCCGGAAGATCTGTGCGTAGTTCGCAAGTTCTTTGCGGTATCCCGTAACGAAGTTGTTATAGCTTCCGCTCGTCACGTCCGTGCCGTCAACAACGCCGCCAATGGTTGGACCAGGGTTCTGGTCTGCTTGCCAGCGGAAATACATATTCCCTGGCTTGGAGCCTTTGCGGGCCATCGATGTGAAGGGCGTGTCCTTCGCATCAACGAGCGCAATCATGTCCATCAAGTCTTCGCGTTTACCGCGACCGGAGAGGTTTGGTTCAGTTAATAGTGGCATAATTTTGTGTGTGATTAGATGTCTGCGAAACCTTTGGATTTGAGCAAGTCGGAGAATACTCTGCTATCCCCGTTGTTCCGTGCAAAAGCCTCAAACGCTTTCCTGCCCGAATCTTTGACAACCGGAGCTGCCTTGACTGCTGGCGAGGATGGAGCTTTCTTGATGACCTTCGGCGTTGCTGCTTTGTTCTGCTGCATATTTTGGTATGCCTGCAAACCAAGGACAACAATGCCAGCGATGTGCTTGTAGTCAGCCCTCTTGGACTTGATTTCTGGGAAGTCGCGCAACACCTGCTGGGCGGTCTGGTACTCTTTCGTAGAGGGATCTTTCCACCATGGGAACTCCTTCACCGTCTGAGTCTCAGCTTCTCGCTCAACTTGCAGGTAATGCCTACGGGTCGGAAGCTCGATTTCCCTGCGACGAATCGCAAGTTTCTTCATGCTCCTAACCTGGCGGTCATCCACATCAATCTCGTTGCCGTCTGGGCCAATCAAAGTCCCGCCATCAGGATTCTCCTCGCACCACATCAGCACCTCAGTGGCTCGTTTCCATTCTGCATCCACCTGCTCAACTGTCTTGAGCTTGGCGACCGCTTCGGACACGTCCTGCTGCTGCGCTGTCTGTGCTGGAGCCTCGTTGAGCTTGGATTCAAGCTCCGCAAGTTTCTCCTTATAGGCTTCGACTTCTGCAAGGGCTTGCTTCTTTGCAGCGACCAACTTGTTGATTCGCTTCTGCACGCCCTTTGGCTCATCGCTCGCGGATTCTTCCGGTTCTTCACCAGTTTCTTCCGGTTGCTCTTCAGACTCCACTTCCTCCTCTTCTTGGACTTCCTCTTCTTGAGGCTCCGAGGGTTCAGTGTTGTCTGCCGTTGTTTGTTCCTGATCGGATAGGAACGTCCCCTTGACTAGTTCACTGAGTGAATATTCATCGAGGATACCGATCTTTTCCGCAGCGTTTCCTGCCTCCTGCGACTGCGACGCAGGCTGTGTTTCATTATTGTCCATGCTGTTTTTGTGCGGTGCAAGAACCGCTATCATTAGACAGGGCAGTTGGTTTACACGCTGCTCAGGCCGTGTTTAGTTGCACTATGCAACAAAGTCTTTATCTGTCAATCCTCTTTTCTTTAAGGCTTCTTCTCTAAACCATAGCAAAGTTTCCTTGAGGCCATTAACCCCGTCAGCCCTGCCTGCTGCATGGATGCGCCCTTCTCCAACCGTGTGCTTGTCGATTGCAAAGAACACTTCCTTCTCAATGTAGGAGTCGATAATTGCAAGCGTGTTCTCCCAGAGCTTGTTCTCTCCTGTGAAGCTGAATGCTAGAGCTTGTTCTTCTGTCATACTGTTTGTCTGTTTGTTTCGTTTGTGCTTACCAGTGCTGGAATTAGCTTTGCGCTTGATTCCAAGAAATAGATGTTCTTGTTTTCGCTGGGTTTCTTTAGGTCAAGTTCCCATGGGTTCTTTGGAGGCGATGTCAGAAATTTCCTCCAGCGAGGCAATGCCTCGTATTTTTCCATCTCTTTCTTGAACTCTTCTTCTTTTTCAACAATCGGCTTCGCATTGCTAATCTGTGCTCTCAACGCCCTTTTTGCTTCTGTTGAATATCCTTGCATTAGGTCTTCTGGATTTTCGGAAGTTGCAAGCGTCTTTACTAGATCAATGAAATCTTGCGGGCCAAGTCTGCTGCCCGTCATTTGGTAGTGCTCTCGTTGTATTTGTGAAAGTCCAAGAGCCAGATGTCCTTGGCTTCCCATGTATCCAGCTTGTTTCGTGCTGAATGGACGCACGTCCATTTCTCCAGGCAACACAGAGTGCATGACCTCGTGCTCTATGCCTCCCTTGTATTCTTGCTCAAGGTTTCTTAAAACATTTGCTGGATCTATATCGCTCTGAATTAGATTGTTTTTCCTTAAATATTCTTCCGTATTTTCTTGTCCCAGCTTGTTTGCCTCTTGGCTGATGTAGCCCATGGCGTGCGGCATGTATACCGCTTTCTGTTCGTAAGAGTATTGCGGAACAGCATTTGGAACGAAATTTACTGGAACTTTATTTGATAGAGACTCGTAGTAATCTGGCGTGATGGTAAACGGAACCGTCCATGTAGCTCTCCAGCTTTCATTTATGTTTTTCTTTTCATCCATCAACTGCTGGGCGTACTCCCTTGCCGCAGCTATTTGTTGTTCTGTGTCTGAACCGTAATATGTTTCCGCAATTTCTCTTGGAGAGATTAGCCCTGGCTGACTGCCAAGTTCAGCAAGTTTCGCTAGCGACCCATTGTTCTGGATCGCTTCCCTTGTCTTATCGGCAATCTGCCGAATCCTTGCGTATAGTTCGTTGTCAGCCATTTACCTGGTTAACACCTAGTCTTCCAATCTGAGCGTTCTGCTGTTGCATCATGCTCATCTGGATGTTCTTCACATAGTTCTCGAAGAGTGCCTTGAAGTTCTCGTCCTGCTGCAACGCCGCTTGTGCTTTCGGGTTCTTCTGCATGACATCCTGCACGAACTGCATCTTGGTCTGCGCTGCGGGGTCGTTCTCCGAGTAGAGGGCTTCGTTCCCGAGTAACATGTTCGCAATGTCGTTCTGCACGTCCTTGTACATCTGCTGGCTTGCCTGTGCTTGGTTGACGATAAGCTGGTTTGCCACTTCTGGAGCAACGGCCATCAGCATCATGCGGGTAAGAGCGTTCTTGTCGATGGCTCCGCCTGCGTCCATCTGGCTAATCGTCTGCAAGAACTGGATCTTCTTATCGATATTCGCAGGGTTCATGTCCGCAACATCAAACCGTATGTTCAACTCAAAGTCGTTATGTATGGAGGATAAGCTCTGCGGGATTTGTTGTCCTCCTGTCACAATCGCAATCTCTTGTGGCGACATGAACTGCGAGCACAGAGCGAACATCTGCTTGAACACGCCTTTCCATGACAAAAGCCAGTTGTTGACAAGAAGCTGTTGTAGCATCTGCGTTTTGATGGGATTGACCAGTTCGTGGTTCACCCCAAAGTACGCGCAATGCCTTTGCTCGACCGCTCTGATGAGGTTGAACGCTGTGCTTGGTTCTCTGGCTGGCGGCTCCATCCAAGTGTAGTCGTCCCGCTGCGTCACGGGTAGCTGCACCCCAGGTCCAACCTTGTTGATGGCTCCAATGCGCTTGACTACCTTAATTGGTGGCAGCGTTGCGAATGCGGTGTAGTCCCGAATCGAGTCGTGCTGCGCTTTAATCTCGTCCTGATCCGTCATTGCAAGCTCAGGGATCCCGCGAGAGTCTGCAATTGCTCTGCGAAGCTGTTCCCTGCGGAACTCCACGAACGGATACTCACCATGAGCGTAGTCTAGCTTCTCGTAGATTGCCCAGCTTGCGTCATCTTCGCGCCTGTTGCTTGCTGCTTGAGGGCAAAACACGGTGTAGTAAATGCAAGGGGCGTTTCCGTCCAGACTCTTCTGGTACGCATACACCACTTCCACCATGTTGTTGTAGTTGACCCCGTTGTAGACGAGCATTGTCGTCGTCGGGAGCAGGTTCATGTTGTAGAACGTGCTGCTTTTCCCGATTTGCTGCAATGCACGCTCCACCCAGTCTGGATTCCAGCCTTCCGTGGTGATTTTCTCGCGCAACTCCACTTCAGACATCCATGTTCTACGGAAAATAACCCTGCTTCGCTGCAAGTCTGCCGTCTCTGGCGGGAAAATGATCTCATCCCACGGTTTCAATGCCTGCACAAGAGGCAAATTGCGCGACACATACTCTTCTTCGTAGGTTCCAACCCCTGTTTCAGCAAGGTCAGACACCATTTTCTTCGCTTCAGAGAGGTCGTTTCCAATCGCTGCCTGGATAATTGATGCAGCAACCTCTGGTTGTTCCACAATAAGGCGCGGAAGTTCCATGAGCTGCTCGCTGCCGCTCTGCTGCGCCATCTGCATGACCTGTTGGATGGTGATTGCCTGCTGCCGCTTGCTGATATGCTGCTCCCAACCTACATAAAATGCTGTCCACCCGTACTGAAGGGCGTATTGCGCTCCTAGTTCAGCTTCTTTCCGCAGTTCATTGGACATCTTATTGTCCCGAACCCAGTGCATCAGGTCTGCTGCGGCACTGGACACCTGCAAGTTCTGCAAGTTCGTCGGCATTGCCCTGATGTCGGACCGCTCGAAAGCTGTCACTAACAACGCAGAAAGCTCGTTGCAGGTGCTGTCCACAAGTCTGAGGCGAACATCTGAGGCTCCCTCAAATGGCCATGCTGGACTGCCTTCTTCTCTCCACTTGCTCCACTTCTTGCCGTCGTCCGTTTGCCCTGTCCACCTGCAAAACCGTATGTTATCGAACTTTGTTGATAGGTTTCCTTGGCTAGAGTTCACCATCGAACGGTTGTACTCGTCCAAAAGGTCGCCAATGTCTGGCGTGCTCCCTGCAAAAGCTAGAGGGTCTGTGTCGTTTTTCATTGTCAATATGCTCCGCAGAACTTTGTTCCAGCCTTCATAAGGTCATCCACTGAGTCTTGGTGCTGTGGATTCATCATCACTAAATATCCTAAGGCGTCAATAGGGTCTTTGCTAGCACCTTTTTGGCCATCTGCTCCAGTCCACTCGCGCATACTGTAAATAAGGTTCTGGCAGGTTTCGTGAATCATCAGTCTAGGGAAGTTCTTGCCTTGCTCAAGCGGTTGTTCTCTATCATAGCAAAGAAGGTCGTTGATGACTAGCACCCTCTCATCCACACTTGCTGATGCTGCTGGAATGAAGTGCATAGGCACATGAGCGTCTGCTAGCATGTCTAACAGGGTGATCCCGCCTTCCTTGGTCATTGCTGCTGTCCCTGCGCTTCTTGGGTCGATGTATCTCTCGGCAATTTCCTCTTTCTCTTTGTCGTCAATCTCTAGTGTCTCGATGAGCAGCGAGTACTCGTCCACCCCTCGGCCTGCGGAGCTTCTCTGTGCTGGTCCAGGTTTGCCGTCTGCTTTCTCGCATGGCAACGCCCATTCTCCGTAGCTTTGGTCCGGCCATTCTCTGTACACCCAGATGACGCCGTTCTTGTCCACCTTTGCCCAGAGCATAAACCAGTTCCGTGCTCCTGCTGGATCTGCAACCATGTAGATGGTG